GTAGAAATCCAGGTATCAGGATCATTAAATCCAACACTTAGCCCAGGAACAGATTTTGTTATTCCTTTTCTAAATTTACTTACGTCAAATGGTCGCGCCATCATAACCTCCTACAACAATAAAAATAGTTGGGGATTGCTCCCCAACTTAAATATTAAGCTTCTTTGCGTTGACGGATCATTGCTAAGATATCCTGTGCGCTTGCCTTGTCAGAGGTCACCGCTACTGGAGCTGCTTCAACCACCGGAGCTGCTGCTACCGGAGCTGCTGCTACTGGAGCTGCTTCAACCACCGGAGCTGCTTCAACCACCGGAGCTGCTGCTACCGGAGCTGCTTCAACTGCTGGGGCTGCTACTGGAGCTGCTTCAACTGCTGGGGCTGCTACTGGAGTAGTTGTTGTTGTAGTCGTAACAGCTGATGCCGCTACATTTCGTTTGCCTGGAGCGTCTACCCCGTATGGGCGATAGTAATCACCAAAACGTTCTGGATCATATAACTGGCCATCTACACTTGCTTCAAACATTTCGTAAATAATAGCTAACTCTTCTGCTGAAGGTTTCTTTGGTAAGTAGTCATTTAACGTAAATAGACCATTTGTATTAATTGCGTCTCTTTCCGGTTGATCAAGGCCACGTTCACGTCTTGCCCAATTACTTGTTGAATAATCAGCATATTGTCCTTTTGTAGATTTTGTTACCTTAAAGTCAGTGCCTAACTCATAATCTGTTGGGATTTCTTGGAAATCTGGATCCATTAAAGCTGCTGAAATAATCTTATAAATCTGTGGACTAATTACAAATCTACGAATTGGGTTTTCTGGTTTTGTATCTTCTACTAATTCAGAATCAACTACGTATCCCTGGAAAATGTAACTACGCTTTTTCCAATATTTACGTGCCATATCTTCTAAAGACGGATCTTTGAACCATGGTCTAATTTCAGCATGTACAGGACATGTATCTCCCCACATTTCTACACATGGTACTTGTACTGTTACTTGCTTGTTTTCATCCTGTCCTTTTACACCAGAGAATTGAAATCTCATCATCTGACGTTCACGCCAAAAGAATGTATTAGTATCATCACCGTCTGGTAGGAATCTTAAAGTTGTTGTTGTACCTTCTGGAATGTTCCAGTGTGCGAAAATCGCGTTATCTCCGGTTGAAGATCTTGTTGATGTAGTTCTTGTTTCTTGTTCTAGAAGTTTCGCTCTGATCTCTGCTAGTGTTGCCATATTATTTCTCCTATAATAGCCTTTGTTTTATTTTATTTTTTATTTCTAAAAATTGCCTTTGCCTTAGTAGTATATACGGTATTTCATTGTTTGTCAATACCATCTTATACATTTTTTTAGATTTTTTTTATCTTATGCATATTATAACATAATAATAGGAAAAAATCAATAAACCTTTTAGTTTGTGTATTTATACTTTTTCTTTTTAATTTTCATCAATATTGCGTCGTTAAACTAACGTATTATTGATGTCAATGTATTAATTATACTCTCTTCAATTGATACCATTGTTGATTCTTCTGTCTTTGTAGGACTTGACTGTGCTGACTTATCCATAGCATGTGCCATCTTATATACCATTACCATAGCCTCAGGTTCCATATCGTGTATTCTCTCACTTAGTTCAGTTAATACACCGAATGCTTCATCATTCTTTGTACGCATTGCGAGGAATGAAAGTAAAGAACTCAATTTAGCTACTTCACCCATTGCGCTTGCGTACTTTCCTGGATCTTCATTATTAGGATGTTCTGGATCGTTTGGATCAATCTCCATTTTTAAATTTGCACGATCTTTGAACAATTCCAGCATCGCTGATACTAATCTAGTTTGAAAATGTTCCCTTGTTGTATCTGTTGTGTTATCCATAGATTCTCCTATTCCTTTTCCTTTTCCAAAATTCTCAAGTGCCTTTAGTCGTTCTATTGCCCGACGCCTACGGTCCTGATCTTCCTCATATCGACGTTTGTCTTTTATATCCTGTATATTAATACCATTTTCTATATGTTTATTCTCTGTATTCTTCCTATAATCCTCTTTTCTCTGTAGAAACGTTTCATAGTTTCTAGAGTCAACATGCTGTATCATCCAAGATCTAAGTCTCTGTGGGTAAAACGGATCGTTAACATCTAAATAAACTGGAAAGTCTACATTTTCTCCAGCCCTGTTCACAAGGGGTATTAGATCTGATGACGTATTATCGATGGCTACAGTCGATTTTGTTACCGGTGTTACATCTGTAGTTACCGGTGTTACATCTGTAGTTACCGGTGTTACATCTGTTACATCTGTAGATTGTCGCCTACGATTGGCAATTGAATCAGGTGGCACAATTTTACCCCAATTAAAAGTACGGTCAATGGCGGATCTAACTTTATTATACCATTGATGTTCATCTTCTTCTAACATCTCCTTAGTTGTTACATTATACACGTGATTACCATCGTTGTCAAGATATCTTTCTAAAATATTTTCCTGAACATTATTATATCCACTTTTCGATATCGAATTACGCAAGCCTTTTTGTATAAGTGAGATTGTTTCCTTAATGTGTTCAACGGTGCCAGCGTTCTCCTCATTAATTAACTTGCCATGTCTGACACCTTTTAACATATTTTTCATAACGAATAAATCTTCACACATCTGTAAAATAGTCATACCTCTGTTATCGTATGGTGTTCCGCCTTCCGATACATGTCGTGTCATAGCCTTGGCGCCAGTTACATATGGATAAGGGAAAGAAAACTTTTCACCTTTTTTATTTTCAATAAAAATCTTGTGAATATGTCTACTTCGTGATCCGCGCTTTTCTTCATCAACACGTTTTGAGTGCTTTACTATTAACTTTGTTCTATTTGGGGCTTTGACATAGCTGGTCTTAATTGTACCAAACGGGCGGCTGAATACCTGACTCTCTTGTACATTTTGATGTTTAAAGTCTTTAGGTTCTAATGTTTTATCAAATTTTCTAACAGAAAAATTACCTAAATGTGAATGTACAATCTTCTTTAGACTATCCATCAAATCTAAGTGATCTGAAATATTAAAGCCGTTGCCTGCTTGTATTACTACTTCATAACTGCCATCATCTTGACGCACCGTTACCATTAGATCCTTTTCAAAGACATAAAATCTTGAAGCTTCAGATGGTTCTAATGTTTTGTGACCATCTTGTGTGAATAACCGTAGTTTATAGTTAGCACCCTTTAACAAATTAAATATTTCTTGAGATATTTCGTCCATAATTACTAGTATAGTTGTTGTCAACTATTTATCTATATATTATAAAAAGCTGAAGGGCATTGGTTCAATGCCGTCGTCGCCGTCTTCGTAGGTATCTTGTAAGTACTCATACGCTGACTCTTCATACTTCATTATCTCTTGTGATATGCGTATAACTAATATCAGTGACATGACTAGATCATCATGCTCTCCTTCCTTAGCTGAGAAACTGTTTCCTCTTGAAATAAATGTTTTCAACTCACGTAATAAATTATTACTTGCTACTTCTATTTTTTCACTTTCTACCCATTGTTTAAGTTTAGCACATGAAGCTATCTTTGTTTTGTGTGTAGTTGTAAAGCCTCGTCTACCTATTTTATTTCCCCTCTTTTTTGGCTCTGTTAGAAATGTACCTGGTATCATCTCTTCGCCAATCTCTTGAATTACAACCAATGCGGCTTCACCTAATGTATTATTTTCAACACTATAATATATCTCGCTTTCACCGTCAGCTTCATTATCTATATACTTGCTTATCTGTTGTAATATTTTAACCTGTTGTTGTACTGGAGTTCTATTATGTTGCCACTCAGCAACCTGCTTCATTCCAGGTAATTCATATACTTGTATTGCTGAAGCATCGCCACCGGTGCCAAGACTTGGATCTAATCCAATAACATATATCTTATCAGGCTCAACTGGTTTATACCATCTAACCTGCCCCATGACAGCATATGGGTCTCTGGCTCGCATACTATGTAATTTTATACTATTAATTAGCGTTTCGTCAAAAGCAATAAACTCACAATTGTGTTCTCTACGGAATCGTTCCTCACCAATCTTTTGTTGTTCAAGGTGAGCCCATTCATCATCTCGGTCTGGGTGAGCTGACCAAGTTGCTAGTGATGACGCAAATCCATTCATGCCTACGCCGGTATCATTTTCATTACCAAACTCATCAACAGTTTTTCTTGCCTCTCGCCAAATATGCGAGAATTGGTCATCATCTTGATTTGGCGTGCTAGTAATAATACACTTACCACCTGTACTTAATGTCGGTGATAATGAAGTCCAAAACTCTCTGGCGATGGTAGGTCTAACAAACGCAAACTCATCTAAATATGCCAATGAAATGGATAAACCACGTCCTGTATTTTCAGTAGTTGCTTGTGCTATTATTCGACTACCATTATCAAATTCCAAACTTCCTTTATTATATGATGTGGCGCCTGCTCTAATATAATCTGGTAATGTTTCATACGCAAATCGAATACGCTGCATAATCTCTTGAGCGCCTGAATATTTATGAGCTGCAATGAGTATTGTTTGATCAGGATTAAACATAGCATACCATAACAGATATCCAGCTGCACATGTTGATTTTCCAGTTTGTCTAGCCAACATAGAGATACTATATCTATTATCATGATAAGTGTCTATCAAATCCCGTTGGAAATCATAAAGATCAAACTTTATTCTACCCTGAGTTGGATGTTGAATCCAACAAAATTGAGTCAGAAAGTATTTTGGATCAGTAGCACATGTGGCTAACTCAATCAATTGGGCTTCTGTATATTCTTCTTGTTGGTGTGGGGTTTTTACTAATTTAGTATCTGCTGGCATAAAATTATTTAGTTAAATTCAGACAGCAGAACTTGATTTTATGTATAGCGAGTATCTCTATCTAGTACTTTTTTTAATTCTTTTGTCGAAATACCAACCATCTGTGCAGCTTTTGATAATGCCAATCCCTTTGGATTAGCGACAAATACGCCTGCCATTGATTGTGCCTCTGGATTACGGTTGTAATGTAGTATCATTTGATGATACAGTTTCAACGCCTGTTGATATTTTTTAGCATGAACTGCTCGTTTGAATTTATGAACCCATGCCTTTGGTAGAAGTATTTTACTAATATCATTAATAAATCCTTCAGGTATAATATCTGCAGGTATAATATCTGTTATACGCATAATTACCCCGTTATATTATGTTTGGCAAAATAATCAACGACGTTTGCCGCATCACCGAAGAACTCTTGATTAGTGCTGTCATTGTCGTTAGCATCAGTAATATTTAACCACCAACCATCAGCACCGTAATCAAAATCGCCAGTGGCGATTATGTTGCCCTTGTATATGACATAATTGATGTCTTTAGTAATATCCTTGACAAATTCATAATCACCATTATTTGCTAGTACTGTATGCTCTGTATGTTCAGCAGCCGGAATTAATTCACCAGTTTCTTTATCCTGCCAGTGATCGACTGTTGCGCTGCCTTTATTTTTAAATTTTACCAAGTCGGAAGATT